ATTACGACTTAGAGTTTGGAGATAGTGGCAGTATTGAGCAATCGTTTTCCCTTTCAAACGATGATATTACCCAACCAATGCTTGATAATGGCATAACTCTGAACTCTAATGTCCAAGTACAAAATGGTGAAGGTGGTGAAGGTGGTTGGGCTTATAATAAAGGTGATGCTGATTCTTTTACAATACGACTACAAATAAAAGATGCTAACTCTAATATTCTTAACTCAGTCACACAGACAAGAACAAATACCACAGATATTAATGGGGAATACTTTACTAATTCAGTCAGTTATACAGGAACAGGTAGTAACATTGGAGACATAAAAATAAGTGGCACAGATGCAAATGCTCCTGCTTACTTAGGTGGTGCAAATATAGATAATGTTTCTGTGACTATGACTTACGATGATACAGTTTTATCAGCTATACAAACCCAACAGATAGCCACTACATTTACAGAATTAGAGGAAATGATTGAGCTTACAGAAGAATTTATTCCTGAAGAAATAGAAAATTTAGTTATTGAAGAATTAGTCTTTGAAGAATTAATTACTGAGCTACCTGAGATTATTGAGATTATAGAGTTCTCTGCTGAAGAAGAATTTATAGAAGAAACTATAGTCTTAGCTCCTGAGTTTTTAGAAGAACCTGTTATGATAGAATCACAAATTAGCGAAGAAATAGTAGAGGAAAGTGTTCAGGTCGCTGAAGAAGTTTTTGAGGAGATTGTTGAAGCACCTGTAGAGGAACAAGCAACAGTTGAGGAAGTTAATGCTACAGAAGAAGAAATCGTTTCGGAAAATGTCGGAACAGGAGAAGGAGAAATTGAGACAGAAACAGCAGAATCAAATGAAGTCGTTAGCGAAGAAGTCGCAGAAAACAACACAGAAGAAATCGAAGAAACAGAAACAGATACAGAAACTAATCAAGATTCAGGAGATGTTGTCGAGCAAACCGAAGTCGCAGAAGACAATAGTGGGAGTTCTCAAACCGAATTAAAGATAGACATAGCTGATATATCTGTCAAAGTTTCTGAGAAAATAAAAACAACAGAAGGTCAGCTCAAAGCTGTATCTTTGATTGTTGCTAAAGTGATGTCTAAAAATAACAATAAGATTGATAGTTACTCACAAGTCAATGCTGAGATATTTAAGCAACCTGTTATAATGGACAGGAACATTGACAGTTATTTTAGTCAAACTTATGTTGATGTTAGAAATATTTATAATGATAAAACATACGAGGACAGACAAGATTGGATATCAAGGTAATAAGTGGGATTGTAGGTGTAGTGTTTACATTCGGAGCTTTATTTGTTCAAGTCGGTGAGGTACTTAACAGATTATCAGCTTTAGAGAGTAAGTCTGCACCTGATACAACAATAATAGAACAAGACATGGCAACACTAAAAAGTGAGGTCGCTGTACTGAAAACTAAAATAGAGGAGATGAAAGCTAAGAACAGCAATCCTTTAATGAGATGACTGATATAGCATTAGTTATTGCTCTGATAGTAGCTATATATGTTGTGGTCTACCCAACTAAAGTCAGAACAAAGTGGATAAGACCTGAGCTATCAATAATTGAGTTATTGTTCGTAATTATAGTATCATATATCATAGTAACCAAATTATTTAGTTGAGGACACAATGGCAGGATTATCAGTAGTAACAGCAGAAACAGCATATGCAATCACTTCAACAGAGGTCAAGAATTGGTTGAGAGTAGATGGTAGTGATGATGATACAGTCATAGGTAATCTTGTTATTGCATCTCATAATTGGGCTAAAAGATATACCAATAGAAGTTTAACGACACAGACATTGAAGATGTCTATTGATTCTGTTTACGATACAGACATTCCTGTCAGAGAAGGTAATTATGTTGGTATAGACCAAGACATAACAAGAAGAAGTATTTTATTACCACAATCACCTGTAGCATCTATAACACATGTTAAATACTATGATGATGCAGATACAGAAAGCACTTTTGCATCTAGTAAATATTTCTTAGATAAGGCAGGTATTCCTGCACGATTTGTTTTAAGAAATGGAGAAAGTTATCCAACAGGATTAAGAGTGGCTAATGCATTAGAGATTACTTATGTAGCAGGTTATGGTGGTGTAAATGATGTACCACAAGACATTAAACATGCTTGTTTAATTTATACAGCTTGGTTATTTGAACACAGAGGTGATGGCACAGAAAGATTATCAGCTCCTTATCAAGCTACACAATTACTACAACCATATATTGTTAGACAATTTGGAACTAATCCATATCGTGGCACAGCTCATTATGGTGGTATGGTCTAATGTCTCTTATAGGAGAGATGAGAAATAGAATAGTCATACAAACACTTGGTGGCTCAACAGATGCAGGTGGTGGACAGTCATCTAGCTTTTCAACACTATCAACTGTGTGGGCAAAGGCAGAAAATTTAAGTGGTGGAGAAGGAATCTTCGGAGACCAACTCAGAGGTACAGCAAGTTATAAATTTACTATCAGATACAATTCATCAGTCACAGAAAAGAATAGAATATCTTACAACTCAAAAACATTTAACATTACTCATGTCAAAGATATTGATGAAGGCAGAAATAAGTTTCAAGAAATATTAGCAACTGAAGGAGTGGCTACATGATATCAGTTAAGGTTCAATCTAACTTTGCTAAGAAAGCTGATGTGGTATTGAAGAAATATCAAGTCAATGCTTCAAGACATGTCAATCGTGTTCTTAATACTTTCAGAAGGGACATCACAATGAACATGAGAAACACACCAAAGACAGGTAATGTATATCCAAGAGGTACAAGTGAACCACACATAGCATCATCAGCAGGTAATCCACCTGCAATAGATACAGGAAGATTAGTAAATAGCATACAAACTAAACCATCATCACCAAGCATAAAACCTGTAGGCAAAGTATTTACTAATGTAGAATATTCTCAGATGTTAGAACTTTATATGGACAGAGCATTCATGGGTAAAGAATCTAAAGCATATAAACAAGCAAAAGCATTTTCAAGAAAGATGGCTAAGGATATCAAGGTAAGCTGATGGGATATCATTCATTTGATTTACAATCAGCATTATATTCTTTGTTATCAGGTGATAGCACACTAGATGGATTGGTTGGTAATAACAAGATATTTGATTCTGTAGCACCACAAGATACAGCATATCCTTATGTTCTCATTGGCACAGAAATAACTACAGATATCGGAACTAAATCATTAGATGGTAATTTATATAATGTAGATATAGATGTTTGGTCTCAATATAGAGGACAAAAAGAAATCAAGGAAGTTATGGAAAGAATTTACAATCTTACCAATAATGTTACAATCTCTGTGTCGGGTGCTGATTCTGTGATGAGTTATGTCAATAGCTCAACTACAATAGTAGAAGCAGATGGAATCACTAGACATGGTATAATTAATATTAATTTTACAATTTACGATAATTAAGAGGTAATAAAATGGCAGTACAAAAAGGAAGTGCATTACTTGTCAAAGCAGGGAATGCAGGGTCTCCTGAGACTTTTACAACAGTAGCAGGTCTTAGAGACACATCTATAAGCATCAACCAAGAAATAGTTGATGTAACAAATAAAGATTCAGCAAGAGTAAGAACATTACTTGCACAAGGTGGAATCAAATCATTTACAATTTCAGGAAGTGGTGTCTTCACAGATTCAGCTTCAGAACAAACAATATTGACTAACTTTGATGCTAGTACAAATAAGAACTATCAATTCCTTGTACCTGACTACAATACATTTACAGGAGCATTCCAAGTAACATCTATTGAGTATAGTGGTACATACAATGATTCAGTACAGTATTCAATGACATTTGAATCAGCAGGAACAATAACTATAGCAACAGTTTAATATGTGGATAGAAAAAGAAGTAACACTTGATAAGAAAAAGGTTGATGCAAAAGTTAATCTAGGTTCTGACCAATCAGAAGTTGAACTGCCATTCTTCGAGAATTGGGATGACTTAGGTGTTATTAAAATAGGTAATGATAAATGGGAAATCTCTAGTGCCACAAATGTTGGTGGTAGAGATGAAACCATATTGATGACAGTTAAAAAGGAGAAGAATGATGTCTACAAATCCGATAAAAGCAGAAAAGATACTTAATTTTAAAGACAAGACATACAAGGCTCGTATGTCTTTAGACACAATAATGAGAATAGAAGAAGCACTTGGATGCTCTATTCTCAAAGTTGGTAACAAACTCACCACAGCAGATATTACTCTTTTAGAGATTATTAGCATTCTTACATTATCAATTAGAGCAGGTGGAAATGATGTCAATGAAAATGATATTAAAGGTCTTGTATCTGAAGTTGGTTTAGTAGAATCAATCAAATTAACAGGTGAACTTCTTACATTAGCACTCAATGTAGACCCTGATAATACAGAAAAAAAAAGCAATCCTTAAAAGATGATTATGAGCTACCTATAGAAAGGTGGCTCGAAATACTCATAGGCATGATGAACTTACCACCTAATCAGGTGTGGGATATGTCAATTAAAGAAATCACTCTAGCTATTAATGGCTTCAAAGAATATAATGGTAACAAATCAGAGCCTATGGACAAATCTGATTTAGATAAATTAATGGAAAGGTATCCTGATTATTAGACATGGAATTAGATAAGTTATTAGTCAAAATTGAAGCTGATTTATCCGACCTAAAACGAGGTCTGAATAAAGCAAACAACGAAGTCAAAAAATCATCTAGCAAGATGTCAAACGAGTTTAAGAAGTTTGGCACAACTCTAAGCAACATAGGTGGCAAAGTAATAACTTTTGGTGGTTTATTCGCTACAGCATTCGGTGCATATCAAATTAAACAAGTCGTAGATGTCGGCAGACAAATAGAAGATTTACAAGTAAGACTTAAAGCATTATTTGGTACAGCAGAAGAAGGTGCTAAAGCATTTGATGTAATGGTCAAGTTTGCTAGTAAAGTACCATTTACTCTTAATGAAATACAAAGTGCATCAGGTAATCTTGCAGTAGTTGCAGAAGATGCCAAAGAATTAGCCGAGCTTTTAGAGATAACAGGTAATGTTGCAGGTGCTACAGGTCTATCATTCCAACAAACTGCTGAACAGATTCAAAGGTCTTTTAGTGGTGGTATTGCTTCAGCAGATGTCTTTAGAGAAAGAGGTGTTAGGTCAATGCTTGGATTCCAAGTTGGTGCTGAAGTCTCAATCAATGAAACAGTAAAAAGATTTAAAGAAGTATTTGGTCGAGGTGGAGAGTTTGGAAATGTCACAGATGACTTAGCGAATACTCTCACAGGTACTCTTTCTATGTTGGAAGATAAACTATTTCAATTTAGGAAAGCAGTAGCAGATGAATTTATGGTCGAGCTTAAAGCACAGTTTGGTGATTTGAACAAGGCACTAGAAGATAGTCAGGATGAAATAGTCAGGTTCGGTAAGGAAGTTGGAGAATCTTTAGCATCACTTACGAAACTTATTGTCGAAAACTTTGAAACAATTAAAAAAACTGTTAATGCACTAGGAATATTTCTTGCTACTACAGTTGTGGCAAAAGTAGTTACTGCCTTTGCAAAAGCTAACATTGTTGTAAAAGGATTAACAATATCTTTGATAGCACTAAACACTGTTTTAGATGATGAAGAAAAAACTACAAAGAAAGTAGTAAAAGCACAAAAAGATGAAATGGAAAATCTGAAGGGCATATTACAACTCATAAAAATATATGGAGATAGAGTTCTTGATTTAAACAAATCACAAGAAGAAGGTTTAGAACAAACTAGAAAAGTAATTATTAGTGAAGGTGAATTAAAAGAAATAACACAACAAGTTAGTGAAGCATTTGAAGATGCAGGTAAATCTATATCAGATGCCTTCGGTGAAGCAGTAATCAAAGGTGGTAATTTTAAAGATGCAATGAAAAAAATATTTGAAGATGTTGCATCACAGATTGCAAGTACAGTATTTCAGATTTTGATAATGCAACCATTGATTGAGAAGCTAACAAAAACACTTGAAGAATATAGAAAAAAACAGAAAGATGTTTCTATAGGGATGAGTAGTGGTTTAGGTGATTTATTAGTAGGTAGTCTTACAGGATTATTGCCATTCGCTAATGGTGGTTACACTCCACCGAACAAACCTTACATGGTAGGTGAAAGAGGAGCAGAGGTATTTGTTCCAAGAACAGCAGGAAACATTGTGCCAAATAATCAATTAGGTGGTGGTGTTACTGTCAATCAAAATGTATCATTCTCAACAGGTGTAGTACCAACAGTAAGGGCAGAGGTTATGAATTTATTACCAACAATCAAACAAGAAACAGTAAATGCTGTTGCAGAAGCTAGAAGTCGTGGTGGAAGTTTCAGTAGAACATTTGGAGCTTAGTCATGGCAGAACCTTCATTTCCACTTTCACTCCCTAGTTCACCATCAAACTTTGTTACGAGTGAATGGAATATAATTAGAACAGTATCTCATACACAATCACCTTTTACTTATGCACAACAAGTGGCAAAGTTTACAGGCTCAGTATGGCAAACAACAGTTACATTACCACCAATGAACAGAGCCGATGCAGGAGCATGGCAATCATTTTTTATGCAACTCAATGGCAGGTTCGGAACATTTTTATTAGGAGACCCTGATGGTAAAACAATACAAGGCTCTGCTACTACAGTTATATCTGTTAATGGAGACCATGCTATAGGTGCATTCGATGTTGTGGTAGATGGTTGTACTGCAAGTTCTACAGAAT